AACCAAGAGCAAATCTAATAAAAACGACTGTAAGTATTGATCCTTCTGATGAAAATGCACTTGATATTACAATTCTTTATACTTTAATAAATAACCCAGAACCAATTACTCTTACCGTCCTATTAAAAAGAGTCCGATAATGGCAAACAGCTCATTAGTTTTAAGTTCCCTTGATTTTGACACTCTCAAAGGCAACTTCAAAGAATACTTAAAATCACAATCAGTTTTCAAAGACTACAATTTCGATGGGTCTAATATCAGCGTCCTGTTAGATGTCATGGCGTATAACTCATATTTGAATTCTTTCTATTTGAATATGGTTGCGTCAGAAATGTTTTTGGATTCAGCCCAAAAATACAATTCTGTCATTTCACACGCTAAAGAGTTAAACTATACCCCAAGAAGCTCTCATGCGTCTGTTGCTAATGTCTCTTTTACGGTATCAACTACAGGTATTGGCGCTAACAAGATTACAATTCCAAAGGGAACAAAATTCTCCGGTGTTAATTCTAATGGAACATATAATTTCGTAACCGATCAAACTACAACGTATGTGTCTAGTAATAATTATTACGTTATTGATAACCTTCAAATCAATCAAGGTATATATTTTCAAGATTCGTTTATAGTTGATTATAACATTGAAGATCAAAGATTCATTTTAACGAACGATGGCATTGATACATCATCTATTACTGTAACTATTTCTGATAGTTCAGGTGCAAATTCTGTTTCTTATTCTAAGGCTGACAGTTTATTCGGTCTTACAAGCACATCAACCGTTTTCTTTCTACAAGCCGTAGATGGTGGTAGATATCAAATTGTTTTCGGTGACGGATTGTTTGGTAGAAAACCAGATAATCTTTCTTCTATAACTGTTAGTTATATTGTCACAGAGGGAACTGATGGTAACGGGGTAGATAATTTCAGCATAACTGATAACTTAGGCGTCATCAACGGCGGTAGTGCTACTGTATCTGACATTAATGTTATAACAGCTTCAACCATCGGTGCTAATCAGGAATCTATTGAATCTATTAGATTCGCTGCTCCTAGAAAATATGCATCACAACAAAGAGCCGTTACTTCGGACGACTATGCATCTCTTGTTGTTAGTGAGTTCGGTGGACAGATCGATGACGTTATCATCTATGGTGGTCAAGAATTGGAGCCAAAGGAATATGGTAGAGTTGTTGTTTGTATTAAACCTTCATCTTCCACTATCGCTCCTGATTATCTAAAAAATCAGATTAAGACGTATTTGAACGATTATATTGTATTACCAAACAGAGTTAAGATTTCAGATCCAGAATATTTCTATATCAAAGTTAATACGGTGGTTCAATATAATTCAAAATTAACTACAAAATATGCCAATGAAATACAAAGCAGTGTTTTGGATGAAATTCTAGCATTCAGTAAAGCTCATATTGAAAAATTCGGCAATGATTTTAGATATAGTAAGTTTGTAACTCATATTGATGAGACTGACACTAGTATCACCAGTAATGATACAAATATCAAGATCGTTAAGAAAATTTCACCAAAATTAAACTTTCAAACATCTTACGATATTCGCTTTAATAATAAACCAGAACAAGAAGGCGTATATAATGGCATAGCGTATCCAGACGAAAGAGTGTTCACAAGTACAGCGTTTGATTATGTGGATTCATCTGATGTTATTTGGTCTAACTGCTATTTGGAAGACGATGCTATCGGCAATATCATTTTATATACGTATATAAATGGCGTTAAATACGTAGTAAACTCTGCAATAGGCACAATTGATTATGTAACAGGTCGTGTTATTATAACCAACTTGAAAACATCGTCGTATATTAATTCGATAGCGTTGGAATTATCAACACAAAATAAAGATATTATTTCAACTAAGAATATGATCCTATTAATTGAGGCTGAAGATGTATCCATAGAAGTTATAGAGACGGTAGTAAATTAAGATGGATTCTTATACAGAAAAGTTCATTTCTAATTTTATTGAAAGTCAGTTTCCTCAGTTCTACCAAGAGGAAGGTGAAACATTTATTCTATTCGTTAAAGCATATTACGAATGGATGGAATCCAGTGGTGATATTTCAGGAGACGCTCATGGCGGACCAATTAGAGAATCACGTGAATTATTAGAATATAGAGATATTGATACTACAGTCGAAAAGTTTCTTGAATATTTTCAGAAGAAATATCTATATGGTATCCCATTCAATGTTATCGTAAATAAAAGATTTCTATTAAAACACATTATCGACGTTTATAGTTCAAAGGGAACTATTCAGTGTTATAAACTTCTATTCAAGATGATTTATAACGAAGACGTTGAAGTTTATCTCCCAGGCAGAGATGTTCTTAGAGTATCTGATGGTATTTGGATTGAACCAAGGTATTTGGAAGTATCTTTAACTACCAATCTCTTGGATCTTATTGGTAAAAATATTATAGGTAGTGCATCTAAGACGACAGCTCTAGTTGAGTATATTAATACCGAATACGTCAATAACGATGCTATTCAAAAAGTCTATATTTCTAATATATCACCAAAAGGCGGTGAGTTCGTAGTTGGTGAAAGAATCATAGATCAGCGTTACATATCTAATACAGAGATTGCATCAGCTTCTCCGCTTATTCTTGGTTCTTTGGATAGTCTAGATGTTTTCAACAGTGGCGTTGACTTCCAAGTTGGTGATATTCTTAAGGTAGCAAGAAGAGATCCAGGCACTGGCGAACAGATGGCGTTCGGCGTTGATGCTTATGTTATGGTTAAATCTCTTTTTCGTGGTTATGGATCTCTAAACTTCACAATTCTAAACGGTGGCTTTGGTTTTATGGCCAATGCTTCAGTGTTTATTTACAAGAACGTATTAGATACTACCGGTAGAGGCGCAGACTTTAACATTAAGCTTGCTGATACTCAAAATCTAGTATATAATACAGATCCTCTAGTTGGTTATTTGGATCTAACTCTAGATGCTACTGCATATGGATTTCCAAGTAACACTTCTGCTAATTTATCATCAACATTATCTGACGCTCTTGCGTTTTCGAATGGTCTTTTTGGAAGAATTGCAACTCTAACCAACGTTCAAGCTGGTAATGGATATATTGCTCCCGCCAACGTTTTCGTTAGATCAACAATAACGTCTATCAACATACCAGGAAGAGTTACCTATTTTAGAGCAGATGATATTTTAAGTGCGTTTACATCTACAATATATGCTAACACTACATCGGTTAACAACACAAGTCATGCTTTATTAATAGCAAACGCAAATACAAATTACGATGTAAACGATTTAGTATTATATCGTGTTCCAACTGGTAATGTTGCTATAACGAATCTTAACCCAAATACATTTTATTACGTTAAGACGACAAATACAACATCTGTGACTTTGAGTAAGACGTTAGGTGGTAACGTTATTCAAATTTCAGCTAATACCAATGCTAGTGCCGAAACTCATTATCTACTAAACGATATTGTATATCCAACCACACCATCAGTTAATGGTTATTCGGTTAATGTTTATGCTAATACAACCAGCGTTAACAACGCAACATATGATATTAAGAGCGCCAGCGCTAATACATATCTAAAGGCAGACGATTGGATTTATTACGAAGTCCCATCAGGAAATACTCCAATTGTTGGTCTAACTGGTAATAACATCTATTACATTTATGCCTCTAATAGTTCAGCATTTAGTCTTACTACAGAACCAGGTGGATCTCAGATTTTAATTACTGAGCCAATAACAACAGCCGGTGAGACGCATACATTCAAGACCACAAGATTTAAGAAGTATTTCGCTAATGATGATATTGTTTACCTAACAGCCAATAACTCCAATACAGATACAACTGAATTAGCAGTCATTAGACAAGTTGTTGATGATACTAAGATCGTTTTATATGGCTATCCTAATAACACGTGCACTGATAGTTCTGTATATGGCGTTGCTCCCGTTATCATGCCAGCACAGTTCGCTATTACTGAAACTGTTATGAAGCGTCTAGATAAGACGATTAATGGTATTAACGATAGAATTTTAGCTCTGAACTCAAGCGGTAACAATATTGTCGAGACAGTTAGGGCTATTAATTCTGGTAAAGCTTACGTTGAAGGCGAGACGGTTCACGCATATAGATATGGTATTCTAAACGTCCCAACTATTGCTAATTCTGGTATTGGTTATGCTAATGGTGATACTCTTATTTTCTCTGGTGGTCTTACATCATCACCAGCAAGAGGATCAATTCTAACTAATTCATTGGGCCACATAACTTCAATCAATACAACTGCTGGCGCTTGGTATGCAGGTTCTGGATATAACTCAGTTCCTTCTGTTACAGTTAGATCTACAAACAGTTTAGCTTATGGCGCAGTTCTTTCAACAAGTATCATCGAATACGACACTGCTAGTGAGATTAGAGGTATTGTTAGAAAAACGGGTATCGGTAGAGGGTTTGGTTATTGGGGTGTAAATGACAGTGAGTTAAACTCAGATAAGCGCATTCAGGATAGTTACTACTATCAAGATTATTCATATGAACTAAAGTCTTCTCTTGCATTAGATAAATATAAAGATATTTTATACACCACATTCCACCCATCTGGGGCTGAAATGTTTGGTAAATTTGAGCTACAGCCTTCTGTCTTACAAAGTCCAATTACTCTGGTTGAAAGTGGGCCAGCATCTTTCTACAATTATACGACCTCGGATAGTACATATGTTACTGTTGATAGTGTAAATATATTAGTAAGTGATTATATTTACGCAAATACATGGTTGACCGTTGATTCAACGACTATAAATACAAGTAATGCAACATTAACAGTAGATAGAATAGGCTCTTAACCGTTAAAATAGGGGATATAAGGTGGCTACTCAACAAATCACAATTAACGTAGGAACTCCAAATGGTGGCGATGGCGATCCATTAAGAGACGCCATGGTTTCTGTAAATCAGAACTTTTCAAATCTATTCAGCACAGCTATCGTTAATACAAACATCACAGTTGGTAACACGTCTGTAAATACTGTTATCAACTCTTCTTCGGTTTCAATTCAGTCCAATAATGGTTTGATTGTTGGCACTAGCACAAACGGCGCTAATGGCTATACATATCTACCAAATGGGTTTAAGATGAATTGGGGATGGATTTCAGCTAACAGCACTGATGGTAATGCTACGTTCACATCAGCTTTTACCACCAATGCTTATGTTGTAACGGCTACAAGTAACTCAACAGTAGACACATATCAGGCAGCTGTTGTAGGCACTAACAATACGGTAGCTCGGATTAGAACAGCTAATGTTACATCTACAAATGTTTATTGGACAGCCATAGGGTATTAAGAATAATGGGTTTACTGTTACCATCTTATAAAAAAGCAATAATCGATGAGTTGTTAGATAACGTATCTTCAAATACGTCATACTATTATGCTTTTGCAGCAAACCCAACACCTCATAACGGTATTATTCCAACTATCTCAAACGATGATCAATTAGCCCTTTTTACTAACGATTGGGAAATGATTTTCGGTAAGAGATTATATCCTTCTAATTTTGCACCACTGATTAAAAACAATCAGTGGACTATTAATTCTATATATGATAGATATGATAATACTGATAAAAATCTACTAGCAAATAATAATTATTATGTGATCTCTCCTCCAGAATATACCGGTGGTAGTTATAACATTTATAAGTGCCTAGATAACGCTAATGGTGCTCCATCTACTATTAGACCAACAACGATTCAATCTTCAACTTTCCAAACTTCGGATGGATATAAGTGGAGATATTTGACTTCTATCACATACAAGCAGTATGTTACTTTCTCCACTGTTGATTATTGCCCTGTTTACGCTAATGCAGTTACAACTCTATATTCTAACACATATGCTGGTGTAGAAGTTGTCATGATTTCTAATTCAGGATCTGGATATTCGGCTTATCATAATGGTATCGTTAGATCTGCTAACTCAACGGTCATTCAGATTGAAAATTCTGCCAGCGATCAGAACGATCTTTATAAAGGCTCTGCGATTTACGTCTACAATACAATAACGACAACTTCTCAGATTTTCCAAATTTCAAGTTATGTTTCTAACAGCGTTGGTAACTGGGTTTACCTTTCAACTGAAGCTAATACAACAAGTATACTTCCAAATGCTACCCAATATAAGATTTCACCAAGAGTTGTTTTTGATACTGACGGGTATAGACAACCAGTTGCTTATAGCGTTGTAGATTCTACATCTAATACTATATCTGATATCGTTGTTCTTGATGTTGGTGAAGATATTTCTAGAGCTTCTATTTCGTTGGATACAAATTCAGGTTCTGGTGCTAATCTTTATGCGATTACTCCCCCACCCGGAGGTCATGGATATGATATTCTATCCGAATTAAACGTCCAAGGTATCTCAATTCAATTTACATTCTCTAATAACGAAAACTCAACGATTCCAACAGAAGCCAAGTATAATAAAGTTGGTATAGTCAAGAATCCACGCATTTTACTTGCTAATACTGATAGAGGTGGTCAATATACTGCTAACACATATAATCAGTTATTAGAAGCTACAGTTTCTTCGCCTATTGTTTTCACTGTTGGTGATACTGTTACTGGAGAATCCAGTAATGCAGTCGGAAGAGTTGCCTTTTCTAATACCACAGTCCTGTATTTGACAGGAGATAAATATTTCATCGATGGTGAAACCGTAACATCTAGCGATGGCACACAAAGCGTAGATATTACAATAACTAACTTAGGCGATGTATACGCAAAGAATTTAAGACCAATATATATTGAAAACTTGAATAATGTTACAAGGTCTAATACGACAGCAGAATCATTTAAGTTGATAATTCAAGTTTAAAAATAGGGACAGGAAATGCCTTTTAAAACAGACTTCAATGTGGCTCCATATTTTGATGATTATAACGAGTTAAAGAATTATCATCGAATTATGTTCAGACCCTCTGTTGCGGTTCAAGCCAGAGAGTTAACACAATCACAAACAATTTTACAAAACCAGATCGAAAGATTTGGTAATTGGGCTTTTAAAAGCGGTGATATTGTTGAAGGTTGTATTATTACTGATATTCCTGTTTTACCATACGTTAGATTAGCAGACTTCGCTTCAAATGGTTCCGCTAATAGTGTTGCTTTAAACGTTGTTGATTTAATCAATACTGTAGCCACTAGCGTAACTAGCAATCTAAAAGCTCAGGTTCTATTCGCCAATGCTGGATTCTCTACAAGCTATCCAGATAATAATATTCTCTATCTAAAATATTTAAATACAGGCACAGGTGGAGAAGCATTATATTCTAATAGTGACCTATTAACATTTGAGCAAGTAACTACCTCTGGTAATGTTGCGATTGCTAACGTTTATACTTTCGCTAATACCACACCAGGTCAGAACACCACTGGCAATTCTCATGGTATTTCGGTTTCTGATGGAATTATCTTCATCAATGGTGCTTTCGTAAGAGTATCAAACTCAACATTTGGTCTTGTTAATAATTTCGGAACATATGCTGGTAATAATGTTGTTGCTTTCGATCTAAACGAAACTATTGTTACAGAAAACCAAGATACTTCACTATTAGATAACGCTCTTGGATATACTAACGAAAATGCACCAGGCGCTCATCGTCTAAAATGTGTTCCAACGCTAATTTCCATAGACCCATCAGAAATCACTGGTAATAATACAATTAACCCTATCGCCATTTACAATTTTGGCGCATTGGTTAAGAAAGATACTCAGAATAAACTTTATTCTACAATCGGTGATATTGTTGCTACCAGAACTTACGAAGAATCTGGTAACTATGTTGTTAATCCATTCGCAGTTGATACTATCAGCCTTCCACCCACTGGTGGAGCAATTAGCTTCAATTCAAATAACGTATTTGGTAGAATCAATCCCGGTTCTGGTTATGCTCAAGGTTATAGAGTCAACTTAGATGCTACCACATATATTAATATGCGCCGTGGTATCGATACAAAGACGAACCTAACGCAGCAGATTACATTTAATTACGGTGGTTACTTCATATTAAACGAAGTTGCCGGTAGCTTTGATTTCACTAAAGCACAGACTGTAACTCTATATGATACACCACAACAGGCTGTAACTACCAGAACATATTGCAATGTATCACCAACTGGCAATGCTATCGGTACAGCATCCGTTAGATGCTTCAATTACGCTGGTGGTGTATTAGGTCTAGCAGATACTTCCTATTCTCTACACGTCTTTAATATTAAACTCAATACCGGTTATAATATTAATCAGATTAAGTCTGTTTATTATGGAACAGGCACAAAGGCAGTCGGTGACGTTGTTTCGAATGGCATCGTTGGTTCTGCTTCCAAAGAACAATTGTATAGCTTTGGTCTAGGTGGAATAAAGACCGTAGAATATACAAGCACAAACTATGTTTATAGAAAGTTAATCACTGGTCAGAGCATGAATACCAGTGGTGTTATTTCTGTAACTTTACCAACGTCTGCCCAAGGTGGTATTGACGAGTTAC